GGCACAGCAAACGAAATAGAAACGTCTGTGAGTGGAACAACCATCACAGTTGGTCTTCCAAACGATGTTACTGTTGGTGGAAGTCTTACAGTTACCGGAAACTTAACCATTAACGGCACTACAACTACGGTAAATTCCACAACCACATCAGTAGACGATCCCATCTTTACTCTTGGTGGAGACTCTTCACCAGGCAGCGATGACAATAAGGATCGCGGTATTGAGTTCCGTTGGCATAACGGTAGCGCCGCTAAACTTGGTTTCTTTGGATTCGATGATACTGACAGCAGTTTCATGTTTATTCCTGATGCAACAAACACATCAGAAGTATTCTCAGGAACTTTGGGAGACATCAAGACCAACTCGGTAAAAAGCGTTAGTGGTACTGCATTGGTTCTAAAGGGTGATAACACACACGATGCAGATTTGAGTCTGATCGGTCACGCTTCGCTTGCCGCAAGCGCATACGCAAAACTCGATGCAGGATACTTCCAACTAAACGGAACTTTACTGGGTGTAGACGGCTTCCTCAGAATAGTATCTGATCCTACAGGAGCAGCAGCAGGGCCATTGAACGGTGATCTAAAAACGGCAACACTTAGTGCCGGTCGTGTATGGACGATGCCCGATGCAACAGGTACAGTAATCACTACCGGAAACCTATCGTCCATCACAACGGTTGGAACAGTTTCAAGTGGTACATGGCAAGGCGGCGTAATCGGCTCCACCTACGGCGGTACTGGAGTAAACAACGCAGGTAGAACACTTACAATCAATACCGCAAACATTACATTTGATGCAAACGCCAGCGGTTCAAGTGTAACTCTTCCGGTAACAGGTACACTTGCAACTCTTGCAGGATCAGAAACGCTAACCAACAAGACGCTCTCTACAGGTAGCGTATGGCAGGGTGGTATCGTAGGTTCCACCTACGGTGGTACTGGAGTAAACAACGGTTCGTATACCATTACTCTTGGTGGAAACATCAGCACAGCAGGATCGTTCACGCATTCTGGCGCACATACGCTAACCCTGACCACTACAAACAACACAAACATTACTCTTCCGACAACAGGTACACTTGCAACTCTTGCAGGATCAGAAACACTAAGCAACAAAACCATCGATTGCGGTACATTCTAATAGAGGAATCGTATGATAAACGGACAAACAATCATATCAAACATTCTTGATGAAAACATCATCAGAACCAAAGAAAACATTCACGCCCTTTTGGCACAAAAAACCAAGGTGTACTTGGAAGACAAGCGCAGATGCTTGGCATCTGTTGCTTACGGACCGTGTGCAGCAGCAGAAGCGAAGGGAGACTGCAACTGCTCATGTGAAGAAGAAGAAGTAGCAGAAGACTGTGGTTGCTCTGAAGTAGAAGAGATGACCGCCAATCAGAAGAAACTGGACAAGAATCACAACGGTGAACTAGACAGTCAAGACTTCAAGATTATTCGCGGTAAAAAGAAGAAAGGCAAAGACGAATGAAACTCATAACCGAACACACAGACGACATTCAGATCATCACCGAAGAGAAGGATGGCAAGAAAGCGTACTTCATTGAAGGCGTCTTTATGCAGTCTGATATCAAGAATCGCAACGGTCGCGTGTACCCAAACGGAGTGCTTGTTAAGGAAGCCATGCGCTACAACAAAGAGTTCGTAGAATCGAACCGAGCAATGGGCGAACTAGGTCATCCCGAAGGCCCACAACTTAATCTTGACCGTGTTTCCCATATCATCAAAGAGATGAAGGTGGACGGCAAGAACATTTGGGGTAAAGCAAAGGTCATGGACACCCCATACGGCAAAATCGTCAAAAACATGATTGACGAGGGTGTTAAGTTTGGTGTGTCTTCCCGTGGTGTTGGTTCTCTGAAAACCACCAAAGACGGCATCAATGAAGTGCAAAACGACTTCAATCTTGCCGCGGTAGACATTGTAGCAGACCCATCTGCTCCTGACGCTTTTGTTGAAGGTGTCATGGAAGGTAAAGATTGGGTCTACGAAAATGGCAACTGGAGACAGGTGGAAGCAATCAAACAGACAATCAAGCGCACTTCCAAGCGTAATTTGGAAGAAGCAAAACTGCAAGCATTCAATGCCTTCTTGCGCGGTCTGTGAAAATCAGATTAGGCATAAATAGAAGTGGTTTCATTACCCTAAAGGAGATATCCGATGAGCAATCCCAAAGACCCTGTGAAAACGTCCCTGCGTGAAAGTGTAGAGACAGTACTAGATGAATCAACAACGAAAACTACCGTTACTAAAGAAGGAAAGTTGCCACCCTGGCTAGACAAGAAAAAGAAGGGTAAAGGCAAAGAAGAAGACATGGAAGAGGCCAAAGCAAAAAAGGCAGATGACGAAGAAGACATGGAAGAGGCCAAAGCAAAAAAGGCAGATGACGAAGAAGACATGGAAGAGGCCGCTAAGGATTGCTCGTGCAACGAAGACGATGATCTTCCGTGGTGTGACGATTGTGAAGACGATATGGAAGAGGCTAAGAAAAACGAATATCCAAAGAAGATGAAGGAACATCTTGCTCCTCTCTTTGACGGTCAGAACCTCTCCGAAGACTTTAGAAACAAGGCAGAAGCAATCTTCGGTGCTGTTATCGCAGAGCGCGAAGCAGCAATTAGAAGTCACTACGAAACTGCACTCGCAGAAGCAAATGCTACCGTTCAAGCAGATTTGGCAGAAAAGGTTGACGAATATCTGTCATATGTGGTTGAAGAGTGGTACAAGGAAAATAAGATTGCAGTAGAGCGCAGCCTTCGTGCAGAAATTGCAGAGAACTTCATGGAAGGTCTTCGCAATCTGTTCACAGACAACTTCATCACTATTCCTGATGAAAAGGTCGATGTGCTTGAAGCAGCAAACACCAAGATCGAAGAGTTGACCTCGCAGGTTAATGAAGAGATCAAGAACAGCATGGAAAGAGCGCGGCGCATCAACGAGTTGGAAGCAAAGATTGCTTTCTCCGAGTCGGTTGATGGTCTAACGCTGTCTGAGGTTGAAAAACTAAAAGAACTATCAGAAAGCATTGAGTTTGATTCTGTAGGAGAATTCAAGACCAAACTCAATGTGCTGAAAGAAACTTATCTCAAGACGCCAGTACAAGAAACTCGTGATACTCTCGTAGAAGATTCGTCCGCATCATCCGATGCACTACTGTCCCCTGCAATGCAGGCGTACACTCGCACACTCTCAAAGTTCCGTAACTAATTCCCTCATCCGAGGATAAAAAGGAGATTCAGATGGAAAAGATCGCAAACGCAGCCATGCTCACCGAAAAGTGGGCGCCAGTCCTAAACCACGCATCAGCAGGTGCTATCAAGGACTCATATCGTAAAAATGTAACCGCAGTTCTTCTAGAGAACACCGAGCGTGATCTCAGAGAAACAGCAGTTAACTCACTCAGCGGCACATACGCAAGCGGTAGCGACCCGAACTTGGGTAACATCGCTTCGTTCTCGCCGGTGATGATCTCGTTGGTTCGGCGCGCCCTGCCAAACATCATTGCCTACGACATTGCATCGGTACAGCCGATGAGTGGCCCAACAGGCTTGGTGTTTGCAATGCGCTCGAAGTATGTTGTAAACAATACTCTCTCAAGTACAGAAGCACTATACGACGAACCCGATACCGACTTCTCTGGCGCTCGTCCTGTAACGGGTACTGGAATCACCGCGGCCAGCGTCGGTGCAGGTGGCGTAACAGGCGACACCGAAGTAAGCAACGGTAACGATCCTGACGCTGAAGGTGGCCGTCGTCATGCAGGTGGATACGGTATCTTCGGTGCAGCCAACGAAACCGATCCGCTATCAGGTAACTACTCTGTGGGTGGTGGTATGACCTCTGCTCAACTTGAAAAGCGTGGCGAAGAAGCAACTCCATTCTCTGAGATGGCATTCACCATCGACAAGGGAACGGTAACTGCACAGGCTCGCGCTCTGAAGGCAGAGTACACCACAGAACTCGCACAAGACCTCAAGGCTGTTCACGGTCTTGACGCTGAGAGTGAACTGTCGAACATTCTTTCGACAGAAATTCTCGGTGAAATCAACCGCGAAGTGATCCGTACTGCTTACCTCACAGCAGAGCGTGGCACAGATGTCAACAACGCTGCTTCCAACACAGGAAACGGCCGTTGGATGGTTGAACGCTTCAAGTATCTCGTATACAACATCGAGAGGGAAGCAAACATCATCGCCAAGCGCACTCGTCGTGGCAAGGGTAACTTCCTGATTTGCAGCACCAATGTTGCATCTGCTCTCTCACTCGCAGGTCTTCTAGACTACAGCGGTCCGTTCAACAACAACGGTATCGCTCAGCCAGACGAGACAGGTGAACTGTTTGTCGGTACTCTGAACGGTCGCATCAAGGTTTATGTCGATCCGTTCGTGACCGCTGACTACTGCATGGTTGGCTACAAGGGAACCAACCCATACGATGCAGGTATCTTCTATTGCCCATATGTACCTCTACAGATGGTACGCGCAACAGATCCTGATACCTTCCAACCCAAGATCGCGTTCAAGACTCGTTACGGTATGGCAACTAACCCATACAATGTAACGCCGTCAAGCGGAACCATCGACATCAACATCGGTGGAGTGACTGCGCTGACCCGCAACAACAGATACTTCCGTATCTTTGCGGTAAGCAACATCGCTGGCTGATCGTCAGGTTACTGAAACCAAACGAGCGGGGGGGAGAAATCCTCCCCGCTTTGTTTTTGGATACATACTATGGAGAAACAATGACCAACTTTGACAACAGCAAACCCCAAGTAGAGAACTACCTGTATCCAACTGCTTTTAAGTTTACACTTACTCGCATTCCAGGCGTTATCTACAATTGTCAAACCGCAAACATCCCAGGCGTATCTGTGGCAGAAGTTACTGCCAACAATCCTCGCAGCGGTAGAACATTAAAGGTTCCTTCTCAGAATCTCCAATTTGAGGATTTGCAGATCAAGTTCTTGGTGGACGAAACCATGCACAACTGGTTAGAAATATACAGTTGGATTCAGGCTTTGCGCGTGGTAGACGATTGGGAAACCGTAAAACCGTTTGTTAGAAATGTAACACTAGACTCAGAATCGCAACTAGACGAAGGTGCTATGATTGTGTTCAGTAGTGCCAACAATGCAGTTCGCAGATTCAAGTTCCACAACATGTTTCCCAAAGAGTTATCCTCATTGGATTTCGATAGCGGTACAGACAATCCTGAGGCAATGACTGCAACCGCCATTTTTGCATTTGAGTACTTTACAGTAGAAACGCCTTGACTTGTTTGCCGTTTGAGGTATTCTTTCGTAATGAAACTAGAAGAACTTCGTAATATGGTCAAGAAAGACTTGACTGTAGATCCAACAGAACTCGACATCGCATCTCTCTTGGTGCCACAGTTGCACTCCAAGTATCTGAATTTACTGATGGACGAGAAACTTATTCTTCGCAAACTAAAACTAGAACTATCTGCACTAAAGCGCGACAAGTGGGAGTATTACTCTGGCAGAATGAGTGAAGAACGCCTCACGGAATTAGGATGGGAACCGTTTCATCTGAAGATTCTAAGACAAGACCTAGACAAATACTTGGAAAGTGATGCAGACTTGGCTGGTATTATGACGAAACTTGCATTCTGCGAGGAGAAGGTAGAATTCCTCACAGGTGTTATCAAAGCGGTTGGAAATCTGCATTGGAACATTCGTAGTGCCATTGAGTGGAAAAAGTTCACACACGGGGCATAATGCAAACCATCAGAGGATTTGTTGGAGAAGGAGCAGTATACGCTTCGTATCTGAAGCAAGCGTATCGCTTTGCTCAACACAGTCCTGATCCATCCACTCAAGTTGGCTGTGTAATTGTGCATCCAACAATGGGAGTAATTGCAGGAGCATCAAATGCCTTGCCTGAAGGTCTAAAAGTAACAGAAAACAGACTCAATGATCGTTCGCAAAAATCCATTTACATGGAACACGCAGAGAGAAACGCTCTGTATCGTTGCTGCCAAAGCCTGTTATCTACTGCAGGTTGTCATGCGTATGTGACTCTACCTCCGTGTGTAGACTGCGCCAGAGGATTGATTCAATCAGGAATAACTCAGGTAGTTGCTCACCAAGAAATGCTTGATCGATATGCTCCTGATGCATCAATACCTAGGCGTGAAAGTATTGAGCAAGGATGGAATATGCTGTGCGAAGCAGGAATCAAGTGTGTCTTGTGGTCTGGTACAGTATTCCAAGTTCAAACAGTTTCGGTGCGAGTAAGAGGTAAGCAATGGACTCCATAAATACCAACATGGAGAGTATCATTGTCAGCAAAAAGAACTCTGTGTACTTGAAAGTAGACTGTGGCAGCAAGAGCGTTGCACAAGAACTTTCAGATTTCTTTACATTCAAGGTGCCTGGATTCCAATTCATGCCTGCGTATCGCAGCAGAATGTGGGACGGCAAAATCAGACTATACAATCAGAATTCGCAGGAACTGTACTGTGGCCTGCTTGACTATGTGAAGTCTTTTGCAACTGAACGCAACTACTGGGTAGGTGTTTCGTTTCCTGAAACGCAAGACGCATGGACACACGAGGATGTCCGTAAGTACATGAAAACCCTGAAATTAGTAGCAGCAGGCAAACCTATTGATCCGCATCCACACCAGTTGGATGCTGTATGCCATGCATTAAATCGTGAAAGATGTCTGCTTCTTTCTCCTACCGGCTCAGGTAAAAGTCTCATCATTTACACGCTGATGCGTAGACGTTTGGAAGAAGATAAGCGAAAAGTTCTCGTTGTTGTTCCAAACGTCTACGCATCAGCGTGTAAATGATG